GACAAGTTTGCTGAGATTTGGTTTAGTGCCAACAAGACAGTAGACGACTACGGCAATGACACGCCCGACGGTCTTGGTGTGAATGGATTTGCTGCATTTACTGCTCATTACAGCGAAGTGCCTGGACGCGATGAAACATGGGCTGATAGAGAACGTGCTAAGATCACCGTGGATAGGTTCCGCAGAGAATATGGCTGCGAGTTCATAACTGCTGACGAAACGCTGATCAATGGTGCGACACTGTTGCAGCTACAAGGCACCGAACCTCAGTTCAAGACTGGTCAGACACGTTGGTATGATCAGATCAAACCAAACAGGACCTACCTGGTGGCTCTGGATCCCAGCGCCGGCGTGGGCAAGGATTTCAGCTGCATACAGGTTTTCAGCCTGCCAGACATGGTGCAGGTAGCAGAGTGGACGCACAATCGCACCAGCATACCTCAGCAGGTCAAGACCATGCAGAGCATCATCAACTTCATACACAGCGAGATGCGCAAAAGCAGCGAACAGCGCGGCGAACCTGAGATATACTTTACCTTGGAAAACAACAGCTGGGGCGAAGCAGCCATCGTGACAATAGACGAGATGGGCGAAGAAAGCTTCAATGCCATATGGTTACACGAACCCAAAGTGAAGGGCGTAGCAAGATTGCGGCGCGGTCTCAACACCAACGTGCGCAGCAAGGCCATGGCTTGCACCAAGATGAAAAGCTTAGTGGAAAGCGGCAAGTTGGAGCTACGCAGCAAGACTTTGGTGCGCCAGCTCAAGTTTTTCGTGGCCAAGGGCAACAGCTTTGAGGGCAAGACCGGCGAGAACGACGATGCAGTGATGGCCACCATACTATGCATTAGAATGATGCAGATGGTCACTCGCTGGGACGAAAGCATTGGTAACCTCATGAAGGATGAATTCATAGAGCAAGTTGACGAACCCATGCCAATCAGCTTTGGTTATTAAACTAAATACAGCATCATGAATCACAACTGGGACATCATCGGCGACAAGATCTTTGGCATACTGCGAGGCAGAGGATATCGCCTACAGATGTTTGACAAAGGTGGTGACAAGACCATGGACCCGCATGAAGCCACTCGCTTCTTTGCAACCATACCCAGTTACGATCCCAACTTGGACAGCTTCAACATCCTTATCAGTTTGCATGATGAGGATACAAACAGCCATATGGACATTAAGACGCCCGATCTAGCTGATGACCAAGATTTCAACACAGTGGTCAAGATCAAGGACAGCCTACAGAACAACATCGGTGATCGCGAGAATCTCAGCGTGAACTGGTACAAGTTTGATCATGACATTGATCCCCGCGAGGACGCAGTGAACAACATCCAAGAAAGCCGTGACATCAGCAAGCCATATGGTAGCACCAAGAGCAGCTATCAGCAGATTGGCAACAGCAAGCTGATCATAAGACATACTGATCCTGTGAATGAAGAAAAGAAAGGCAGCCGTTGGCGCCACATCAAGAACATCTTCATTGAAACCAAGCTGGGTGAACGCTTTAACTATCCGCATCCGCACATAGCTGGTGCAAGGGCTATGGCACGGCATCTAGCAAACGAAGGTCGTTTCAACGATCAGACAGCCAAGGCTATCCTAAAGATGAGCGAAGATTACATCAAGCTCAAGAAAGCCAACAAGCTCATGCGTGGCAAACACGATGACATGAGCTTGCACGTTAAGAAAGCTTTGGAACAGCTGGCTAAGGAAAGCAAGCGACTCAGCGGAAGCAAGGGTTATGCCACTGGCATTGCTAATCTGGCCAATAGGACCATATCAAGTCCGGCTGAGCAGGTGATAGATCTGCGCAACAGGCTAGCTGAGACATGCGGCTGCCAGCAGGATAATAGCGATGCGATGAGTTCGCTGGAAGCTGCAGCAAGATATCTTATCAGCAATGGTTACCAGATATCAGCACCAGAACCCCAAGACGACTCTATGGATTTGGAAATCCTGCGTTTGGAAGAGCTTGCCGGCCTGGTTTAATCCTCTCCTATATTGACTCTTGACAAAGCTTGCGGCATAAATACACTGTCAGTTAGCAATATCACGTTGCTGGCTGTCTATAGCTCAATTAGGCACATGAAAGCACACATAGGAGGCACATTATCATGGCATTAGATCTCAAAGCTATCCAAGCTAAGCTACTCGAGCAACAGGCTCGCAAAGACCGCTCCAAGGGCGGCGCATTTACCGGCGATAACTCAATCTATCCATTCTGGAACAACCCAGAGGGCTCCACTGCCACTCTCAGGTTTCTCCCGGACGGCGACGACACCAACGACTTCTTCTGGGTGGAACGACTCATCATCAAGATTCCATTCCCTGGAGTCAAGGGGCAAAATGATGCTCGTCCAGTTGAAGTGCAAGTTCCTTGCATGGACATGTGGAAGCCAGGCAGCTGCCCCATCGCAGCCGAAACACGTCCATGGTGGAAGGATCCTACTTTGGAAGATATGGCTCGCAAGTACTGGCGGAAGAAGAGCTATGTGTTCCAGGGTTTTGTCACGCAGAATCCTAACAAGGATGATCAAACACCGGAAAATCCAATCCGGCGATTTATCATCAATCCTAGCGTGTTTGATGCTATTAAGGCAATCCTTATGCGTCAGGATCTTGAGAATAGCCCTACTGATTACCAATCTGGACGCGATTTCTATCTATCTAAGACAACTAAAGGTGGCTATGCCAATTATAGCAGCTCATCTTGGTCTATGAAAGAACGCGCGCTCAGTGAAGATGAGATGAGTGCTATTGAAAAGAACGGCCTGTTCACTCTCAACAGCTTCCTTCCAAAGAAGCCAGATGATGCTCATCTCGCAGCAATCATGGAGATGTTTGAAGCATCAGTGAACGAGGATCTCTATGATGCAGATCGTTGGGGACAGTTCTATCGTCCAAACGGCATGCGAATGGATGCATTTGCTGGCAACAGCGATGATGCAGCAGCTGCTCCTGCAGCACCTGTGACCAAACCAGTCACAGCAGCCAGCATCATGGAACGTGCTGCTCCTAAGGCAGCACCAGCTGATGATGACGTACCATTCACTCCGGATGTGCCAAAGGCAGCACCAGCAGCTGAAAAGCCCAAGCTGAGCTCACCAGATGACATCTTGGCAGCTATCCGCGCTCGCAAGATGGGCGGTCAATCCTAATCCACACAGTTAGCATGGCGGGACTGAGCGATCAATCCCGCCTGCTCTAGCGCTCACAGGAGAATCACATGAAACCATATGACCTAAGTAAATTCCGCAAAGATCTCACCAAAGCAATTCCTAGCCTCAGCGTGGGATTCCACGATCCAAAGACTTGGATACACAGCGGTAACTATGCCCTTAACTATGCCATCAGTGGTGACTTCAAGCGCGGCATCCCGCTGGGCAAGGTCACCATGTTCGCTGGACAATCCGGATCGGGCAAGAGCTATATCTGCTCAGGCAACATCATACGCAATGCGCAGAAAAATGGCGTGTTTCCAATCTTGATTGACACTGAAAACGCACTGGACGAGAAGTGGTTGCAACCACTTGGTGTTGATACCAGCGAAGAAAAACTGCTCAAGGTCAACATGGCCATGATTGATGACGTGGCTCGACTGATGAGCGACTTCATGAAGGACTACAAGAGCAGATTTGACAAGGAAGATCCAGAGAATCGTCCAAAGATCCTGTTCGTGTTGGACTCGCTTGGCATGCTCTTGACTCCCACAGACGTCAATCAGTTTGAAGCTGGTGAGATGAAAGGTGACATGGGTCGCAAACCCAAGGCGTTAGCAGCATTGGTTCGCAATACCGTAAACATGTTTGGTGAGTATGACGTAGGTTTGGTAGTCACTAACCATACCTATGCCAGCCAGGACATGTTTGATCCAGACGACAAGATCTCGGGCGGACAGGGTTTCATCTATGCGAGCTCCATCGTGGTTGCCATGCGCAAGCTCAAGCTCAAGGAAGATGAGGACGGCAAGAAGACTACTGACGTCAGAGGCATCCGTGCGGCGTGCAAGATCATGAAGACACGCTATAACAAGCCATTTGAAAGCGTGGAGATCAAGATTCCGTGGGACACTGGCATGGATGAATACAGTGGTCTGATTGACTTGTTTGAAAAGAAGGGCGTGTTGGTCAAGGACGGTAACAAGCTCAAGTACACAGACAAGACTGGCAAGGAACATAAGTACTTCCGATCTGGCGTCACCAACGAATTGTTGGATCTCATCATGACTGAATGGGATGAAAGCAAGATAGTAATCGCCCAAGATTTCACTGATGCAGATGGTGATGACCAAGAGATAGCACCATCGGAGGAATAAGAAATGAACGTAAGCGCCGGCTTATTGCTAGAAGTGTGGGAAGTGGTTAGTGAGCTGCTTCCCAACAACAAACGAGAAGACATGGCTCGCAAGCTAGTCAACATCTTCGTGGACAAAGGTATGGATCGCGATGATTTTGAAGCCATACACGGAGAAGATGACCACCTTGACAGTGCTATTGAAGCACAGTACACTGGCGAGTCGATCGGCTATGACGATTATGACGACGAACTGGAATATGAGGACGAATGACTGATAAATCAGATATGGCTTCCATACAAGGTGATGTTTTCATTGATGATCTACGGAAGAAGGTAGATAAGGCAATGGAATCTCGCGAAGCCAAGGAAGTTGCTATCGTTCAGCTGGAGGTTCAGTTTGCTATGCTTCAGTACCTCCAGCGCCTTGATTGGAAACTCTGGGAACTCTACAACAAGTTCGGTATCTAAATGTGGTACAACAAGATAGTTGATGACATGGGGTCGTTGCCCGATGCCATCGACTGGTTCCAAAAACAGCTAGAGACTTCATGGGTAGAAGCCAAGATCGTTGGCAGCATTGAAAAAGCTGCCCAGGAACTTAGTGGCATCATGGCCTATCGCTTTGGACAGCTGCAGGAAGTTGAAGCCATACTCAAGCATCTCAACATTCGCTACGACAAGATGCGCAGCGATCACTATCGCAAATATCTAGAGCGTTATCAGCGAGAGCTAACTGATCGCAGCATCGAGAAATACATAGATGGCGAGGATGATGTAGTCACTATGGCTACGCTGATCAACGAAGTTGCGCTGGTGCGCAACAAGTATCTAGCTCTCATCAAAGGGTTGGAACAGAAATCATATAACATATCTAATATCATCAGATTACGAGTGGTCGGAATGGAAACAGTAACATTAGACCAAGGTATGC